AAACAATTACAGGTGGAACAAGTGGAGCTACAGCAAGAATCAGAACATGGGATGCTGTTACAAATGAATTAGAGATATATAATATCACAGGAACATTCAGGAAAGGAGAAACAATTACAGGATCTTCTTCAGGTGCATCACACCTAATTAGAGTTATTGATTACACTAACTTTGATGATGCTGGATACGGTGACAATGATGAGTTTGAACTACAAGCAGATGCTATTTTAGACTTCTCAGAGAACAACCCATTTGGCATGCCCTAAATATATGTAACAGGTTATAACAATGTTTGAGTATTTTTACAACGAAATTTTAAGAAAAACTATTATTAGTTTTGGAACACTGTTCAATGGTATTACCATAAAACAGGATGGATCTACTGTAAAAGTTCCTTTGGCATATGGCCCAACACAGAAGTTTTTAGCAAGATTAGAGCAAGCACCAAATCTAAGTCAAGCAACTCAGATTAGTTTACCTAGAATGTCATTTGAGTTTACAGGTCTTACATATGACTCATCTAGAAAAGTAACAACAACTCAAACGATAGCAGTTAAGAATCCAGACGACGGAACAGATATTAAAAAAGTATTCATGCCAGTTCCATATAATATGCAATTTGAACTTGCAATTATGTGTAAACTAAATGATGATGCATTACAGATAGTAGAACAGATATTACCATATTTTCAACCACAATATAATTTAACCATCAATCTAGTAAGTTTGATAAACGAAAAGAAAGACGTTCCAGTTGTATTAGAAAATATTACAATGCAAGATGAATATGAAGGAGACTTCACATCTAGAAGAGTTTTATATTATACTTTAAGATTTACAGCAAAGACATACTTATTTGGCCCTGTCACTTCTGCATCCAAAGATATTATCAAGACTGCTTCTGTTCGTTATCTTGCTGGTGGATCACAAAGCACACAGAGAGATGTTACATTCTCTGTTAAACCAAGAGCACTTAAGGATTACACTGATGATGTTTTAACAACCATAAGTGAAGACATAGATGCATCTCAAGAAACAATTAACGTTGCTGATGGAACTGCAATCACTGTTAATAAGTTTATTGATGTTGATGGCGAAGAGATGAAAGTTACTAAGATTACAGGTAATAAACTTAATGTTGAAAGAGGTCAGGATAGCACAATTGCTAAGACACATGTTAGAGGAACTGGAGTTAAAGGAATTGACTACTCACCTAGAGAAGATAGTAACCTAATTGAATTAGGTGATGACTTCGGATTCGACGGATCTTACTCATGAAAACTGACGGATTAGATGATGCTTTCAATGTAGAAACAAGTATTGTTCCTGCAGATATTGAAAAGGTTCAGAAAAAAGAAAAACCAAGTGCTGATCATATTAGTAAGGATTATGAGTATACTCGTGGTAATCTTTACAGTATCATAGAAAAGGGTCAAGAAGCAATCAATGGTATTCTTGAACTCGCTCAAGAAAGTGAGATGCCAAGAGCATATGAAGTTGCAGGTCAATTGATAAAGAACGTTGCTGATGCAACTGATAAGTTGATGGATCTTCAAAAGAAACTAAAAGAAGTTAACGAAGAAGAGAAAGTGAAAGGCCCATCAACAGTCAATAATGCATTGTTTGTAGGATCAACATCTGAGTTATCAAAATTATTAAAAGCTCAGAGTAAAAAACAAGATAAATAAATCAGGGAGAGGAATCCCGAAGTAATATTTTACTCATACCATGACGGAGAAACTACCGTCTATAGATGACTTCTATGAAGAGTTGCCATCTGTAGATGAACTTATAACAGAAGAAAAATTACCCTCCGTGGATGAGTTTATAGAACCTCCGAGGCCTGAGGAAGAGATAGCAGACGAAATAAAAAAAAGCGAAGAACCTGTAGATACTGCACCTTGTTCTATTGAAGAACAATATACAGAATTTGTGCGTCTAGTAAATGACGTTAGAGAAGATATTCCAGAGATACCAGAAATAAAATATTACGATGAGCAGATAGCAGAACTATCTACAACGATAGAGGAAGTACGAGAAAGTATTCCTGAAGTTCCTGAACAAAAAACATATGATGAAGAAATAGCAGCTATATGTGGATTAATTGATGAGTTAAAGGAAGAAGTACGTACAAACGCTGCGGAGATACCAGAGATACGGTATTATGACGACCAAATTGAACGTCTTGAAACGAGTCTCAAGAGTCTTCCAGAAATTCGTCACTATGAAGGTGATCTAACATCTATAAGAGATGAAATTGTTCTAATTAAAGAATCTATTCCTGTATTTCCTAAATGGGTAAATGAGGTAAATGAGGTTCCTGATTTTTCATGGATAGGAAAACAATTTAGTGTAATTGATGATGACTTCATCAAAGTGGCTGATAATGCTAACTCTATTCGAGATAGAATTACTGAAGAGGTTCGTCAACTATCAGAGGATTTAGAAACCAAAAGATTTGAATCAAAGACTGAAATAAAAGAATTAACTCAGAACTTTACAGAAGTAAAAGAAAAGATATATGAAGAACTAAGAACTGCTGCTGTAGGTATTCTTGATATCAAACATGCCTTCAAGAATGATGATAGGTTAATGAAGAAACAGATTATGAGTAAGTATAATCTGTTGAAGTTGAATGTAGAAGAACAAATTGAAAAATTTAATAAGACTAATGAAGATACAAAAGATCTATATGCAGGATACTTTGAATCACTTACAGAGGAGATAAGTAATCTACCTAAAGTCAAATATTATGAAGAAGACATTAAGAATGTTAGAGAAGAATTTACGAAAGGTTTAGATTCACTTAAGGTTCTTGTTGAAGATATAAGACAAAAACAAAAACTAGCAAAAGATGAGATAGAAACCATACAAGAGGGTTTATTAAATGAACCACCAGAAAAAACACAATCAGTCGGAACTGGTGATGATCCTCTGGCTCCATTAGATAAACAGTTTCCTAATTTAAAAGCATTAGCAGATCATTATAGATTATTCATTAATAGAACTCAACAGCAACTTGCCGTAATCGGTGGTGGTGGTGCTGGATTTATAAAAGATCTTTCTGATGTAAGTATTGGTGCTAGCCCTGATACTGGTAGTTTATTAATCTATGATGGCGATAAGTGGGTAGGTATTGCAAGCACTGCGTTAGATAAGAGTTCAACATTACATGAAGCATTAACACAGGGTAACGTATCTGGCATTGGAATGAGTGTTGGTGTTATTACTGCAACTAATGGATTTTTTAGTGGTATAGTAACAGCATCTCAACTTAACTATGATGTTGTAACTGATATATTTTCTACTGGTATTGTTACTGCAACAAAAGGAATACAACAAACTGGATCAGAAGGTTTACATGTAACTGCTGGTGTGTCAACCTTTGTTGGTCTATCTTCTTTCTTAAATGGCGTAAATGTAAAAGCAGGATCAGCCACAACTGCATTGATCGTGCAAGGTGACGCGAGGATAACAGGTATATTAACAATAGGAACTGGATCAGTCACCATTGATGGTAGTGAGGAAAAGGTTCGTATTGGAACAGGAGTTACTCTTACATCCACTGGTGATTCCGATTTTGTTGGTGTGGTCACAGCAAAAGGATTTGAAGTAGGAACTGCTGCAACCATATCAAATAATGGTAATGCTACATTTGCTGGTATAGTGACTGCAGCTAATTTTGTGGGTGGTGGTTCAGGATTGACTGGATTGACTGCATCTCAAATACCAACATTAAACCAAGATACAACAGGTAATGCTGATACTGCTACTGCATTAGAAACTGCAAGAAACATTGGTGGCGTATCATTTGATGGATCTGCTAATATCAATCTACCAGGTGTTAACGAAGCTGGTAATCAAAACACTTCAGGAACTGCTGCAGGATTAACAGGTAATCCAACAATCACAGTAACAGCAGTAAACGTAGGAACTGCTGCTACCATTGCTGCTAATGGTAATGCAACATTCTCTGGTATAGTAACTGCATCTAACTTTGTTGGAGATGGATCAGGATTAACTGGTGTAGCTAACACGGATCATGTATCTTCAACAACATTGAGTGTTTCAGGAGTTACAACATCCACTGGTGGATTAAAGGTAGGAACTGCTGCCACGATTGCATCTAATGGTAATGCTACCTTCTCTGGTATTGTGACTGCAACAAGTTTTGTAGGAAGTGGAGCAAACTTAACTGGATTACCAGCAGGAGTAACAATCAATACGAATGCAGATAATAGAATAATAACTGGTTCAGGAACTGCTAATACATTAAATGGAGAATCATCATTAACCTTTGATGGAACTAAATTATCTGTCAGCACTGGTGCAACTGTATTCACTAATGGTAATATTGTTGCTGGAATCGTAACTGCTACAAGTTTTGTTGGTGATGGTTCAGGATTGACAGGTGTAGGTGCATCGGAGGAAGACACTGCAGTTTCATCTACAAGTGCAACCACAGTTCTATCATTTGCAAAAGCAACTTATAGGGCAGCATTTATCAAAGTGGTAGTTACTCAAGGGTCAGCTTACCAAAGTGGTAAATACTCATTAATACATGACGGAACAACAGTCACCGTTGTTGAAGAAAACGCGATTGCTACAGGATCTATGTTAGGATCATTCTCTGGAACAATCAGTGGAGATAATGTTTTATTCCAAGTAACAATGGGAAGTGCATCATCTGCCACAGTCACCATACTCAAAGATCTAGTCACAGTTTAAAATGAACATGAAAAAATTTAATAAATTCATCGAAGAAGCAGCAGCTAAGAGATGCCCACCAGGTAAGTATTACTGTTTTGATGAAAAGAAATGCAAGAAAATACCTAATGGATATCACATAGGAAGAGGTGGATATCTTGCTAGAGGAGACAATCGTTCTGATTCTGGAAATGGCAACGGAAACGGTAATGGAAATGGTGGCAACGGCAACGGTGGAAACGGTGGTGGAAACGGTGGCGGTGGCAACGGTGGTGGCGGTAACGGTGGCGGTGGAAATGGTGGTTGACCTATATAAGTCAGCATACAGTGACAAAAATGACTATAAAATCGCCTGGTAAACTGTTCGCACTGGGTTTTGGTGCTATATTTGCATTGACTCAGGTTGGATTAGTTGGCATGATCGCTAGAAAGAGTGCAGAGGAAAGTCGGTTTCCCACACTTCCTGTTGGCCCTTATACATCATACAGAATTAAAAGTAATGCAGATGGTTCATACGATATGGCATATAGAGCCAATGATCCATTAGTAATGTCGAATGTAAAAGATATAGAGAAGAGAGGTGGATTCTTAGGAATGAAGAAGGAAAATATACAGACAACAGAAATGTATACAATGGATGGAGCGATCCATCATGGTGGGCCAGTTAGTAGCACTAGTGCATGGATAGATCCATCTGCACAGAATGCAAAAGGAGATGATGCTCCAACAATTAGTGCAAAGACTATTGCATGTATAGAGGCTGCTGGATCTGGAAGAGGAACTGGTAGAATGGTCGGTGGTGCTGTTGGTGCTCAGGCTGCTCCTGCACTATCAAATATACCATTTGTAGGTTGGGTTGCTGCTGGATTTGTCACTATGTTTGGTGCAGATAAGGGTGGCGATATAGGTGCGGATCTATCTTCTTCATACGCAGGATGCGATGATGTAGATATTCCACATACTAAATAATACAGTATTGATACTCATATGGGATGGTCTCCAGCACAAGTAGGTGCATTAGAAAACTGTGGCATTAAGGTCGAAGATGCCACTGGAGATATTCAGTGGAGAGAGTTTGAAACAATTGACATCATCAAACCAGATCCAATCAAATCACCCAAATCAAATATCCAATACGAAGCAACTCGTCTACCAGATTATAACAAAGTAGGAAATATAATCGCAGTAACTGTAGCATGGCGAGGAGGAACATATATGGTAAAGATGTTCTTTCCCACTGTGAAAAAACCATCGAGGAAGGAAGTTCAGGATCAAGTGAGAAAAGTGTATCCTGGCTCTAAACTCGTTACTTACCAAGTATCGGAATATGACTCAGGAGAACCAATCATTCAAACAAGATGATAGTAAATCTCTAAAGAAAAAAATAGAGAAGTTAGAGAAAGTATTAGAATTACAACAAAA